AGCAAGGAAGGAACAGAGTTTAAGCAGGCCGTGAATAGGCTAATTAAAGAAATCGGCTTAAACAGGCTAACAGGTCGGGTAATGGTCGATATTGCTTTATATGCGCCTACGCTGAGGAAGTATGACATTGATAACCGTATTAAGAGTTGTTTGGATGCGCTAACACATGCAGGGGTATGGCTGGATGATGAACAGGTGGACCAATTAAGTGTGATTCGATGCGAAAAAATACCAGGCGGGAAAATGCTGGTGCAAATTAGAGAGATTGTTTAATGGCTAAAAAAACTGATGATTTATACCCCGTGTTTGAACTGCTCGAAACACGATTAGAGCAAGGCTATTACTTTAGCAAGGAATTTGGTCGGTGGTGGTTGTTTGACCATGATGGAGAAGGTCACTGCTCAGGCTTAACAATAAAGAATTGCTTACTAACTTAATTTTTGTGGATTGCTAATGACCGATTTACTTTACTTACCATTTTACGGCTGCGTAGTTCTATTTTTACTCTGTCTATTTGAAAGCTGGTACTGGTGGAAATGAAGAATTTTATTGAAATGATTATCATCCGGTTTTTATTAACGATAGTTTTAATTATCGCAAGCCCTGCAATCTTGTTTGACCTTTGGAGAACGACGCATCGTGGATGAAATAGAACGGGATTTGGATTATCTCTATGGCAAAGCTTATATGATACACAAACGCCCAACCGAAGCCCAAGAAGATGAATTTTTAGCAAGAATACGGGTGTTAGTAGTGGATCAGAAGATGACGGACACAGCGGCAAGAAGCAAGGCGTTTAACGAGGTTATGATTAAGTGAAAATAAAGCTTTACATTACGAACAATGAGCGTATATTATAATCATGGTTTCAACAACTGGAACCCTTTAGGAGATACGACGATGAAATACGGTATTTTTTGCACATCAACAAAAGAAATAGTCCTGGAAGCGGAAACATTAGAAGAAGCGCAGAAATTAATGTCAAGATTGAGAACAGAAGAAGGGCAAAAGTTTTTTGGGATGACCGATCAAGGAAAGGAAATATGGACAATTAGCGCATTTTTTGAACCACTTGAAAAAGTTTTAGATGGTGAATAACCCAACACCGGAACAAATCAAACAAGCTCGCAAGGAAGCGGGCTTAACCCAAACCCAAGCGGCTGACTTAATTTACAAATCATGCCGAGCCTGGCAGCAGTATGAAAAAGGCGACAGAGAAATGGACAAAGCGCTTTTTGAACTGTTTATGTTAAAAACGAAATGACATGCTGGCCTATGCTGAAATTTCCCCCAGTGAATTTATTTAGTGCGCCCGTTCGCGTTGCTAACTGTCAGCATACACACTTCATGATCTTGCACAGCCTCAAACAAAAATGGTGCTATGACTGTGCACTAAAACTACCGTCAGAAAGCGACGTGCCACAACATCAACGATAGTGTGGAAGATATTGAAATCTATTGATAATGTTTATTTATGAAACTAACAAGTAAACAAGAGAAATTTGCTCAAGAGATAGCTGTAGGCAAGTCAGGCGCTGATGCTTACCGAAGCGCTTACAATGCTGGTGGCATGAAGGCTGAGACTATTCACAAGAAAGCTAGCTTATTGCTTAAAAAGGGGGAGCTTAGGGGAAGGATTGAAGAACTCCGACAACCTGCTGTTATTGCTGTAGGGTTAACGCTGGAGAACCACTTAAATCGATTGGAAGAACTTAGCCGAGCTGCTGAGTGTGATGGTAATTATGGCCCTGCTGTCTCTGCTGAAGTGTCACGTGGCAAAGCTGCCGGCTTATATACTGACAAGATCGACATTGTTATTAGTGACAAATTAGCTGACCGACTTAAGGCAATTAATGACCGCAGAAAGCTCAGAAACTAAATTGGTCGAGCTAATCGGCCTGCTTGATCACGACCCATTGCAGTTTGTTTATGATGCATTTGAATGGGGCATTGGTGAGTTGTCCGAGTTTGATGGACCTGATGACTGGCAAATACAAGTCTTATCCGAGATTGGCATACAGTTACAAGCTGGCGCTATCACGACACAGGAGGCGATTCAAATCGCGGTGGCTTCTGGTCATGGCATTGGCAAGTCTGCGCTTGTGTCGTGGATTATCCTGTGGGCTATCAGCACCAAAGCTGATACTAAGGGTGTTGTGACTGCCAACACTGAGAATCAGCTTAAGACTAAGACATGGGCAGAACTGGCCAAATGGTACAGGCTATGCATTACTCGTGATTGGTTTAAGTTGACCGCGACTGCCCTCTTTTCAGTTGACGTCGAACATGAAAAAACCTGGCGCATCGATATGGTAGCTTGGTCCGAGCGCAATACGGAAGCTTTTGCCGGTTTGCATAACAAAGGTTCCAGGGTGCTACTGGTATTCGATGAGGCCTCTGCTATACACGACATGATCTGGGAGGTATCAGAGGGTGCGTTAACTGACTCTGAGACTGAGATCATTTGGTGCTGCTTTGGTAATCCTACGCAAAACATTGGTCGGTTCCGTGAGTGTTTTGGTAAGTTTAAGCACCGTTGGGTGACCAAGCAAATTGACAGCAGAACTGTCAAGATGACTAACAAAAATCAATTACAGAAATGGGTGGATGATTACGGCGAGGACTCTGACTTTGTTAGAGTGCGTGTGCGTGGCGTGTTCCCTTCGGTATCTGCTAATTCGCTTTTTGGGCAGGATGAGGTAGAAGCATCAATGGCTATGGTGCATCCTATTGGCTCTCAAAGCCATGCCGCTATTATTATAGGTGTGGATGTGGCTAGGCAAGGTGATGATCAAAGTGCAATAGCTAGGCGACAAGGCATGGTGGTATGGCCCATAAGGATGATGAGGATACCTGACACCATGATGGTTGCATCTCAAGTATCTCAAGAAATAGATGCTAATACTGCTGACGCTTGTTTTGTTGATGAGTCGGGCGGTTATGGTGCGGGTGTGGTTGATGCGCTCAGGCAGATTGGAAAGGATCCTGTTGGCGTGCAGTTTGGCGGCAAGGCATTAGATAGTCGTTACTTTAATAAGCGCTCAGAAATGTATTTTGAGCTATCTAAATGGGTGAAGAGTGGTGGCAACCTACCCGATGACACAGAGCTTCGAGAAGAGTTGTGTGCGACCACCTACTACTTTCAGGGTGATAAGTTCAGATTGTGCGATAAGGATGATATTAAGTCGGCAATTGGCCGATCACCTGATAAAGCAGATGCGCTTGCACTTACTTTTGCTTTTCCAGTATCCCCCCGTAATCCCTACACCGGCTTACGTCCAGGCCAAAAGACACGCGAACAATGCATGCGTGGTCATGATCCTTTTTCGAGATAACTAAATGATAACCTGGCTAAGAGCTTCGCATTGCGCTGTACCTGATTCCTATCCCTGCCTAATGCTATTAGACACGGGGGATCATTATATTGGTGTGTATCAACCAACTATGCCAGTCATTGCTTGGACCGTCATAAATCGACCTGAGTGGATGATGATCAAAGTCGGTAGAGGGGCCGGTAAAGCTGTAGGTGAGCGACACCCGAAGACCACTATATCGGATGCTGATTGTGAAGAATTGCGCACCATGTATGACACGGGGCATTTTACTTACCAATCACTCGCAGAAAAATACGAGGGCAGCAAGTCGACTATCCGAGACATCATCAAGTTACGTACCCGTTTTAGTGAGCGACTCCGAAAGTAATGAGGTGCGGATGATAGTGGGGCTGGTCAGTATGCTTTATTCAATTCAATTTGGATATGCGTATGAAGATTCACACTATTTTAAAATCGCTGGGCCTCATCCCGTTTAAATTTTACTGCTCTGGATCACCGCCACCGCCACCACCACCACCACCTCCACCGCCTCAACTAGCCAAGGTGCCAGATGCTGCAACAGTGCGTGCGGACACTCAATCAGCTAATGTGGCCCAAGGTGGCATTGCACCACAAACAACCTTATTGACCGGTAGCCAAGGCCAATCCATCGATCCAAAGTTGTTGGGCAAGAAGACCTTGTTAGGGGCGTAGATGGCAACACCATCGGTCACTGATCTTAACAAACGCTGGGGCATGCTCAAGACTGAGCGTGCGTCTTGGTGGATGCACTGGATGGATATCACAACGTATATCCTACCGCGTTCCGGTCGTTACTTTCTAACTGATCGCATCAAAGGCTGGAAGCGTAACAACGGCATTTATGACAGTACCGGCACCAAAGCCATGCGAGTGTTAGCATCGGGCATGATGTCGGGCATGACATCACCATCACGGCCGTGGTTTAAATTATCGGTGACCGATAGAAAGTTAAGCGATTTGCAGCCAGTAAAGGCCTGGTTGAATGATGTCACTGAATTGATACAAGATGTCTTTGCCGGCTCTAATATCTACCGCGTTCTTCATACCATGTACGAGGAGCTGGGAACCTTTGGCACCGCAGCTGCCATGATCGTTGAGGACTTTGACAAAGTCATCCATCTACACCCTTTTACCATTGGCGAGTATGCACTAGCTACGGACTGGAAGGGAAATGTGGTGTCGTTGTACCGTGAGTTTGAAAAGACTGTCGGTGAAGTGGTCACTGAGTTTGGTATCGAGAACTGCTCACAGTCTATCCAGCAAGCCTTTCATAATGGCGATATTGACCGTTGGCTCACCATTCGTCATGCCATTGAGCCGCGCGTGGATCGAGATGTCAGTAAGCTGGATGCTAAGAACATGCCCTATGCCAGTTATTACTGGGAAACCGGTCGAGGAGATGGCAGTTTACTGCGTGAGTCGGGCTACAAAACCTTTCGCGTACTTGCACCCCGCTGGCAAACCCAAGGCGGTGACATTTATGGTAACTCACCTGGCATGGATGCACTGGGTGATATCAAGCAGCTGCAAGCACAACAGTTCAGAAAATCACAGGCCATTGACTTTCAGGCCAACCCACCGATTCAAGTACCGACATCAATGAAGAACAGGGAAATTGAAACCTTTCCTGGGGGTATCTCTTACTATGATGCCAGTGCCGGCTCTCAAGGCATCAAGACTGCGTTTGAAGTCAATCTTAACCTACAGACCTTACTGCTCGATATTCAAGACGTGCGTCAACGGATTAATGGCGCATTCTATGCTGATTTGTTTTTGATGATTGCAGAAACCGATGGGCGCATGACGGCGACCGAAGTGGCTGCACGTAATGAAGAAAAGATGCTGATGCTTGGACCAGTCGTTGAGCGCTTAAGCAATGAGCTACTGGATCCTTTAGTCGAAATAACCTTTCAGATTCTGGCTGATGCCAATCTGTTACCACCGCCACCTGAAGAAATGCAGGGCCATGACCTTAACATCGAATACACCTCGATCCTTGCACAAGCTCAGAAAGCGGTATCGGTTAACGGCATTGATCGCTATGTGGCCTCGATGGCCAATATTGCCCAGTTCAAACCCGAAGTGCTGGATACTTTCAATGTAGATCGCTGGTCCGCTGTGTATGCCGATAAATTAGGTGTTGATCCTGAGCTCAGCTACCCGCAAGAGCAAGTCGATGCCATGCGTCAAGCACGTGCTCAAGCACAGCAACAAGCACAACAACAAGAATCCATGCAACAAGGCTCTCAGGTGATGAAGAACTTGGGGCAAACTTCAACTCAGCAAGGGACTGCCGCTGGTGATGCCATGCAAGCCTTCAATTTAGGAGCTAAAAAATAATGGTCAGTATGCAATGTGATAATGAATACCCTAAAGAGGCCAGCTCAAACCCTTATGGCTACGGCTTGACGCTCCACTTGAATGATGATCAATGTGAAGCTTTGGGCATTAAAGCGCCTTTACGTGCCGGTGCTAAGGTCACGATTAAAGCCATGGCCTATGTCAGTAATGTCACTGAATCAGTAGAAGATGATGGTGATGATGCCGGCAATGATGTGTCGCTCTGTTTACAGATCACTGACATGGAGCTAAACCCGACTGGTAAGCAAGTCGATGGTGCGGCTTTGTACGCAGGCAGTGACAGCGAGTAGGTGCGGATGATAGACGCGCGCGACCCTATGATGACGCTGGACACGGAAGAGCAGCAAGAAAGAATTGCCGAGCGTAATGCCGCTTTATTGCGTGAGCAGATCCTAGCTGACACAGCCTTTAGCACAGTCGCTAATACACCAGAAGGTCGTCGGTTTTTACGGCGCGTACTGGCTGAGTGTGGGATTTATCAGAGTAGCTTTGCTAAAGGCGAAGGCGATGTTACTGCTTACCGCGAAGGCAAGCGCTCTATTGGACTGTGGCTGTTATCGTTGTTTGATGACATACCGGAAACTTACATACAACTTTTGACGGATAAATAATGACTGACTCAGCGACAAGTGCGACAGACGCAACTGCAACAGCTGCATCGATTGACCCTTCGATTGATCCTTGGGTTGCAGCGATTGAAAAACCGACCACGGTAGATGCACCGGCTGAGGAGACACCAGTAGCGGAAGCGGACCCTGCAAAAGCAGAGACTGCGACAGAGGAAAGTAAAGCACCTGAAACTTATCAGGATTTTACTTTACCGGACGGTAATGAGATTGCACCGGAAACCCTGGAAGAATTTAAACAAGCTGCGTTGGGGGCAAAACTAACGCAAGAGCAAGCCCAGCATTTGGTGGATATGGGCTCTAAGATGAGCGCTCAAATCACCCAACAAGCTTGGGATACACACAATGCCAAGGTCGCTGACTGGCAAGAGCAAGCCAAGTCTGACAAAGAATATGGCGGCGATAAATTACACGAGAATCTGGCACTCGCCAGCAAAGCGATGGACGCTTTTGCAACACCAGAATTGAAGCAAGTGCTTGATCAAACGGGACTGGGTAATCATCCAGAGCTGATCCGCGCGTTTGTACGTGTCGGCAGACAGATCTCTGAAGATAAACTGGTGTCGGGTGGCAGCATGCCTGTCGGTGATAGTCGATCTATTGCTGAACGGCTTTACCCAAACTAATATATGGAGCCCAATTAAATGGCACTTTTAGCAGCAAATAACCTGACTCTAGCAGACTGGGTAAAGCGCAGGAATCCTGACGGAACCCCCGCGATGATCGCCAATCTGCTTTCTCAAACCAATGAAATCTTAGAAGATGCCGTCTTCAAAGAATCAAACCTACCTACCGGCCATCGTGTCACGGTAGCAACAGGCTTACCCGCCACTTACTGGCGCTCATATAACATGGGTGTGCCTTCCAGTAAAGCAGCGACTGCACAAGTCGATGAAAGTATCGGTATGTTGGAAGCTTACTCGACAGCTGATAAAGACTTGGCTGAATTGGAAGGCAATGTCGGTGCCTTTAGATTATCAGAAGATCGTTTGTTTTTGGAATCAATGAACCAGCAACAAGCGGGTACATTATTTTACGGCAATCCAAAAGATGACCCAAGAAAGTTCATGGGTTTATTGCCACGCTACAACAACATCGGCTCAACCACTGGCAACAAAGGTAATATCTTGGATGCAGGCGGTACAGGCTCGGCCAATACCTCAATTTGGTTAGTAGTCTGGGGCGATGAATCGGTCTTCTGTACCTTCCCTAAAGGCTCACAAGCCGGCTTGATCCATAAAGATCTGGGCGAGCAAACAGTGCTTGATGCTAACAACAACCCTTACCAAGGCTACCGGACTCATTACCAGTGGAAAAATGGCTTGGTCGTTAAGGATTGGCGTTATGTGGTCCGTATTGCCAATATTGATACTGGCAGTACAGCACCTGGCTTACAAGCCGCTACGGGCTCTGTTGATATTATCGCGCTTATGTCTCGTGCATTGGATCGTATTCCGAATCTTAATGCAGGTCGTGCCGCAATCTATTGTAATCGTACTGTGTATTCCTGGTTACGTGTTCAAGCCTTGGCAAAATCTAATAACGCATTAGGTATTGAAAAAGCCATGAGCCAGTTTGGTATGCCGCAGCAATGGACTAACTTCATGGGCGTGCCAATTCGTAAAGTGGATCAGATCTTGAACACTGAAACCCGCGTAACAACTACATCTTAAGGAGGATACCATGTTACAAGATTCTAAATTATTGGTATCAGGCGCTATCTCAGCCACTGATAACACGATTACCGCGCAAATAGTGACCGGTACTGGTAATGTCATCTCAACGAACGTTATTGATTTATCAGCGGGTACTGGATTAGCCAGAGATATTGGCGAAGGTAATCCTGTTATTGCGCGTGCAGTAGTTGTAGCCGCGCAAGCGGGTGGCACTTCGGTTGAGATACAAATTGTCTCAGCAGATTCGTCGGATTTAATCACGACTGGCGTAACTGTTTTAGCCTCCTCTGGCGCTATAGCAACAGCTACCTTAGCGGTGGGTTATGCTCTGAATGTCATCTTACCGCCTAGAGTGGGATCTGTTGGTCAACGCTATTTGGGTATTCGTTATGTGATTGCAGGAACCTCGACGGCTGGCTCTTTTATTACTGACTTTGGCCTTGAAGTGCAAGACAGTAAAAAGTTTTATCCTTCTGGCTTTAGCATCGCATAAGGGGCTAAAAAAAATGGCAAGATATAAAGTGCTGGAAAGAAGCTGTATTGATGGGATCATCTTTGAAGAAGGCGAGGAGTGCGATTATGACGGACTGCCTTCTGCAAACTTGGAGCCAATTGATGCAGATGCCAAGAAAGCCGCTAAAACTAAGCAGGACTTAGATGCAGCCGCTGACTTGGCAGCCGCTAACGCAACACCAGCGGTATAAATATAACCGGCAGTCGCAAGGCTGTCGGTCTTTATAAGGTGAATTATGAACGCATATATCATAGCAAGACTGCAAGAACCCTCAACCTGGCGGTCGTTTATCTGGGTTGCCACCTCTTTCAGTTTGGTACATTTTAACAGTGATCAGTCGGCGGCTATTATTAGCTTGGGGCTGGCTCTTAGTGGGGCTGTGGGTATTGCTGCTCCTGACAGCTTGCGCAAAAAAATATAATTGTTTCCCGCAATTAGCACCTATTACAACGTATTCAAACCTGTCTAAACCAGAGGGTTTGATTTTATCGATAGACTGCGAGGAGCAGATCAATGAACATTAAACCCATCCTGATTAACAACCTCAGTTCATTGATTTTGGGCAGACGACTTTGGCTTGATTGTCGAGCATTGGTTGCTGGCTTGGAAAGCGGAACATTGAGTGGGTCACAAAAAAAGGACATTGTGATCAAGCAGTTGACGATTATCTTTGGCGACCTTGGTGAGGCGGTAATGAACTGCGCTATCGAATTATCCATTGCTTGGATCAGGAGCCAACAAAATGCCTGATGCCAACTTACTATTTGCCACCATTGGTGGACTACTTTCAATTCTGACCATGATCATTGGTTGGTCAGCCAATCGCATCCATGAGCGTCTGGGTGAGATTAACGATACCTTAACGTCAATAGACCGTGACCTACGTCATGAACTATCCAGGCTGGATAATCGCCTGTCGGTCGTTGAGACAAAGATCAACAATAAGAGCGAGCGCTAACCATGCCAAGGTATGCCAATTCCGTTCAAGACTCTGCCGGCAACGTCATCATTGGGGCCTTAGCAACCGTCACATTAACATCATCAGGGGCAACAGCTAGTTTGTACGCTGATCATAATATGACGATTGCTCTAGCCAATCCTGTGATGACGGACAGTTTTGGGATGTTTAGCTTTTATGCTGCTAATAATAATTACAATATTGCTATCACCAGCAATGGTACTGTCACGCATACCGAAACTGATATCCCTATCGCTGATGTTCAAGGCATACAAGGCATACAAGGCATACAAGGACCAATAGGATTAACAGGGCCACAAGGACCAATAGGGCCACAAGGACCAATAGGGCCACAAGGTGTTCAAGGTTCTCTTGGTCCTATAGGTGCAATGGGGCCGCAAGGAACTATAGGCGCACCAGGCATATTAAACGGGCTTGTTTATAACCCAGATACAATTACCAGCACGATGACAGTGCCATCAAATTACAACGCATTATCCATTGGACCTATGACGATAGCGCCCAATGTTGATTTAACTTTTTCAGCAAATTCTAAGTGGGTAATAGTATGAGTACATTAAAATTATCAAGTGATACTTTAGGCGGTAGCGTTACATTAGCAGCACCGGCAACAGCGTCAAACGTAACAGTAACACTACCATCAACTAGCGGAACAGTTGCCACAGGAGACGCTACTTCAACTATCACTACCTACGCAAACACCGCCTCGCTACCTAACCCACTAACAGGCGTGGCTAGGGTGGGTACTAAATTATACATGGGCAATGGTGGAGCATCTTGCTTGGTTAATGATTTAGCACTAACACCAAACGATGTAGCAGCAGCTAATGCAAACGCTCAATTACTACAAAATGCAATAAATGCAGGCGGGTTAATATCAATACAAACACCTGGCATTTATTATGTGGGAGATAGTTCAGAAGCTAGTTTGTATGTTTCAATTTTATTAAAAAGTAATATAGAAATAAATTTAGGTCAAGGTGTTTATCTCACACAAAACACGCAAGATAAGAGTTTGTTTGCAAATAGCAATTACCAATCCCCACAAGTGCCTATTAACATTGCTGGAGTCACTATTACATACCCAACAACAGGTGTAAATGCAGGGTCTACAGTAGTAACTATTCCAACAACAGGTAGTGTTGCTCATGGGCTGACCGCAGGTGATCCGGTATATATTAAAAACGATACTAGGCTACAATTAAACGGAGTTTTTACTGTTGACACAGTGCCTAACGCTTACACAATAACTATTGTGATGAATGGGTTTGCTGCTGCACAGCCATTAAATTTACCAACTGGCACTCCAGTTATGCATAAGTGCAATGTAAATATAAACTTCAAAGGCAATGGTGTTGTTGATTATAATAATAAAAATACTGTTGGCACATTACCTGCATACCCGTTAACAGGTTATGGTACTTATAACGGCATTGGTAATGGAAACACTCAGAATGGGACTTTATTAAATAAAGTTGGCTATTGTGAGTGGTCATTAGCAACCAAAAACTGCCGAAAATATGGGGTTTATTTTTGTAATGCTGTTGGTATAACGGCTGTTCTTGGTTATACATCAACAAAATCATCACACATCCAGTGGAACGGGCCTTGTACAGATGTTACGGTAAGGGATGGTTACGGTAGTAATGGTGATGACCCAATACCATTTATTGGCACTAACGTAGGTTATGAGATGTATGACCTTTTAGATGTTGGGGGTGGAACTGCTGTAAGAGGTAGTGACGGGCCATTTAGAGGCATATCAATTTATAATTCTAGGCCGAAAGCGGGTAAAACAAGAAATATAATTATTGCTACTGGAAACGGGGCTGATGCAACTAATATATATATCGATAATATTTCAAACAGCAATCTAACATCTAATTTTGTTGGTGCTTTTGTTATTGAGCTACCGTCAGGACATACATCATCAGTAAAAGGGTTGGTAATTGGTAATGTTGAATATTGCCCACCACCAAGTTTAGATACAGCAGGCCCATACCCTCTTTCAGCTCCTATTATTACGCTAGCTTATAGTGGAGCTGGTACAAATAATTTACAATTTACTATTAATTCTATAGTCGTAAAAGGTGAAAACGCCAATGGTTATGGAGGTATAAGGTCTCAATTGGTAGCAATAGGTTCACAAGCTGGAACCGTAAAAGGGGTTGTTAATAGTGTGATATGTGATGCCTCTCCATTAAACCAAGATGTAAAAATATTTGATTTGCAAGCGTCTGGAAAAGTTGAGTTAGCTATTGGGGCAATGGTTATTAATCAATTAGTATCAGGTAACTGGGTGTATGGTGTTAGTTGTAATAATGCCCTTGCTTCAAATATAACAGTCGGCAGCATAATTATGACAGGGACTAATTGCTGCCCATTTTTTGAGAACGCAGTGGATGGTAATATTATAAATTGCAATAGTGTTATTGTTAATAGTACATCATCAGGTATGATCCATAATTCCTCCAAAGCAAGTACATTTAACTACGGAACAGTGACATATAATGGTGCTAATAGCGCAGGTACATTTTATTATGGTGATAGCACTGTAAATAGAACAGTTAATTTATTAGTTAATCAATATTATGCTAATTGTGATTACCAATTGCGGACACTAACAACATTAGCAACGGCTGTTTGTACAATCAATCTTGCAATTGGTATGGGTACTAATGCCCATGCGTCTAATGCTTTTTATATTAACAACGGCTACCCCGCTACACCTGCTGCAAATTTAAATAAAATCGTTTTATTAGGGCCAATTAACGGTAAACGCATGGACTTAAACGGCACAAACGATATACATGCAACCGTTGCTAATCATGCTTCTGGAGGGTATTTTTATAATAATGCTGCAGGGTATGCCACTGGTGTT